AGCCTTAGGTGTTCCCTCAACTTTGTTGGCGCCATAAATGTCTTTGAATACATGTTTTCCAGCTTGCACTGTAATAGGTTTGCCGACTTTCATAATATAACCGTTGATTTGTTGCAAAACAGCCAATTCACCACGCTCAGTTGGAGTTGGTGAATATAGATTATATGTTTTGTCGAGGTCTTTGAACTTATGTAAAAGCCCATGAACTTTCGCTGATCCTGCCATGTAAACTCCAATGTTTTATTGGATATTTATACACGAACACCTTCAAACTTTGAGTTGAATTTACGCTCACGATTACCAAAGGTATTGATGGGCTTGTCATCAACTTGACCAGAATCTATGATGTTCTGTGCAATATCCTCAACATCATACAGCCTCATCTTGGATTTGTCAACACCAATCACAAACTTCTTATTCTCGTTAGGATCACTGTACCGATTCTTGAGTTGTTTCACCATGATCTGATTCAGTTGGTGCAATTCTTCTGTACTGATCAACGCAAACATAAAGTCAGCAGTCGCAGGCAAACCAAATGATTCCGAGGTATCTTCAAGGCCAACGTCTGAGTTACTGAAACCACTTCGCGTGGTCTGTGTCGCAGAAACGATGGGCACATTGAATTCAACTGCAAGGCCACGCAACTCTTCAGCAATCGCTTTGATGTATGTGTATGAGTTTACACTTGCGCCCATCTTCATTCTAGAAGAACAGCAGATATTCAGATAGTCAATGAAGATGATCTTTGGTCGGAAGTTCTTTTTCAGGTGCAACTCATTCAACAGTGAACGAAAGTGCATTGATCCAGCAGCCGCAGTTGGATATTCTTTAATGACCAACTTACCCTGTGCTTTGTTTTGAACAGCTTTGAATCTGCGAACATAATCTTCTTTACTGATAACATGAAGATCATTGATTGAGATGTTCAATAGATTTGCATCAATTCTTTCAGCAATCTTTTCTTCGGACATTTCCATGGTGATGTACAACACATCAGTGCCAGCCGAGATGCAACCAGCAGCAACGTGACACATGAACAAACTCTTACCAACACCAGTGCCAGCAAGTGCGATGTTCAGTGTTTTGTTAGGCAAACCACCCTTGGTGATTTTGTTGAAGTAATCCAGATCAAACGGAACACGCTCTTCTTTTCTGTGATAGAATTCAAAGCGGCTTTCATAATCATGAATGTAATCATGGCCAACGTTTTGATCAAATGACACACCTAAGGCATCAGCAAGAATCTTAGGAATCTCACCTTTGCCTTTGGTGCTTTTCTTATCATCAAGAATCGTGACCGATTCCATGATAGCATTGTAGATTGCTTTGTCTTGACAAAACTTCTCTGTCTGATCAGTCAACCAATCAATGTTGGTTTCTTCATTACGTTGCTCATGGATTTCATTCAGCAATTCAATTGCGCCACGAACCTGCTCTTCGGTATGACTCTTGCCTTCAGTCAGATTGATAATCAATGCTTCGTGTGTAGGCAAATTCTTGTACTTGTCCAGAAACTCACGAACTTCATTGAATATAAGTTTCTCTACATTATCAGAGAAGTATTCCTCTTGAATGAAAGGTATTGTTTTTCTGGTAAAGTCTTCATTATAAATCAGACTCTTCAGAATAGATTTTTCTAGGCGATTCAATTTGTGTTTCCGATAAAATAATTTGAGAGAGGATGTCACCTAACATTGTAACAAATTCCTCACTATTTTCTAAGTCTTTTTTGTTGTGATTACCAGGTTTGACAACTTGATAACCAAACTTGAGTCTGGCACCCATGCCAACTTCTTCTATGCTGGCATTAGTATAATAATAAATGACATTCTCATACTCTGGTCGGAGTATGAGAATACCAGTCAAATCGCTATCCTCAAAGTCGTGGAAGGAAAAGTCCTTCCCGACCTCAATTGACTTCGGCGCTCTCCAGAACAGGAGTTTCTGCCAAAAGGCTTCCGTAAGCAATCCCATATTTACCTTTCACATAATCTTTGAATTTAGCATCAGCTAACAGTGGTTCCCAATACTCTGCATTATCCGTGTCTGCCAAACGCTTTTTATCACCTAATTCACCAGTCTCTTGGTCAACCTTTGCATACCATCCATTGCTTGGCTTCTGCACAAAGTTACCTTCAAGTGCAATATCCATCAAGCCTGAATATTTCTGAATACCACCCCCAAAAGTGACTAAGAAAGGAAATTTAGATTTTTCACGGACGAATCTAGACTTTTCAATGTTGATAGTAAAATTATATCCTACCAAATCTGATCCTTCTTTCTCTTGCGCTTTACCGATAATGAATACCTGATTAGCGGAATACATTCCACCAGTGCCACCACTCATAACAGATTTGGAATACAATTCCATAGTTTGGTATGTGTGATTTACAGCAATACAAGGAATGTCTTTAGTTGTCAGATGCGGAGTAACAATTCTCCATAATGATTTCATCACGCGAGCCCGAGTCATGTCAGCCACTGATTTACCATCAAGAGCATCTTCAACCTCTTTTTTGGATGCCAGGTTACCAACAGAATCTATAAAGATAACAACTTTATCGCCGCGCTCAAGTGCTTCAAGTCGCTTTGATAAATCAAACTTGAGATGTTCAAGATGCTCAATTGGTATATGCAACACCCGTCCAGTGTCTATACCATTCGTTTTGATATATTCTGGTGTGATTCCGAATTCAGAATCATAAAATAAACATATAGAATCCTTGTGGTAATCCATATATGCTTTCACCATCACTAATCCCAAAAGCGACTTGAAGTGGCGAGATGGACCAGCTAAAAAACTTAGACCGGAACTTAGACCACCGTCAACCTCAGAAGACAGTGCGATGTTGATAATGGGAACACTTGTTGCGACACATTCTTTTTTATTGAAAAAAGAAGACTCACTTAGCAGTTCCGTATTTTTCAACGAATTGATTTTTTTCATTTTCTCAAGCAAACTCATATTTACTCCGTTTCGTTTGTTATATTGTTGATTATTTTATAGAGGGAAACTATCCCTCTTATCATTATTTATTGTCAGCACATCAGCCAAAGAAGCTCTCAAGTGAATTTGTTTTCTCTGGCTTCCAATCAATACAGTCAAGAATGATCTTGATTGGATCCAGATATGCTTTCTGGAATTGTACATCATAATCTACATAGTTGTCAAGTTTAAACTCAGTAGGCAGTCTAGATGGATACGAGATTACGGTATCATTGATTGGATTCGGCTGACGTAGATATGTAAATTTCAGCTTTTCACCTTCTTGAATCACTTGATACTTTTTGGTTAGATCGTGCTTTTTCAAAAGGTAATTGTAGAGTAGCGCACCCTTGACATGAATTGGTGTACCCTTAGTATATATCTGGCTACTGTCTGAGTATGTGTTTAGACCATTCACAGAACGAGGAAATGATATCTCTTCAGGCGGTAATTGACTAAACTCATTTCGGAAGTCTTCAATGAATTTCTGCACAGTTTCTTCATCAGTGGTAACAATCAACTTGATCGTTGCTTTCATCTTTTCACGGATAGCTGACGGTGTTGAAGACTTGACCATTTCCAAACCCATAACTTTCATATGTGGTTCAGCATACTGGACACCTTCGTTGTTGTACACGTTCAGAATGTAACGCTTCTTTGCTGTCCAGATACCTTTATCAGACAAGCCTTCGCGTTTCATTTGCATCTTCTGCGCAAATGCTTTTACATACGTAGCAAGGTCAAGATAAGACTTATCAATAAACGGTTGAATCTTATCTTCACAGACACGGTCCATGAATTCAATGACTTTCGCTGGAGGGAGCGCAAGTTTATCTGGCGCACCATACACCTTTGTAACAAGCTCATTAAGCCTGAGATAAATTGAGTCCGTATCCGATGCAATAACATAATCAGTCCCGTTCGTTTTCAGCAGGCTATTCATGTAGCCATTCAGTTTGTTTTCAATCCAGCGAATCGACAACTGACCAGCAAGAGTAACGGCTAACGCGATTCTCAAGTCATAAAAACGAAAGTACTGTGAACCCATAGCACCATAAGCAGAGTTCAGCGAAACTTTCTTAGCAAGTTGCAGATTATTATATCTAGCAATTTTATTTTCTAATTCGGTGCGTTTTGCAGAATCTTTTTCATTCTCATACTCTTGTTGAGCACCCAACATCATCTTCTTGAATTTCTTACGATCATTGTACATGTCTTCAAGCATCTTAGGCACAAAGCCTTGAATGTCTGTGCGAAAGAATTGACCGTTAGGTGTCAATGTAGCATTCTCTAGATCAGTGAAATCAATCTCTTGATTCAACAGGCGTTCAACATCAACACTAGATGATAGAATCTTGCGCATAGCAGGAGTATAATCTTTTGGATCAATCAATGTTTCTGGCGAGATGTTGTATTGCATCATCAAGTGAGGATACAGTGAGTTCAAGTCAAAGGATGCAACCCATTTGTGTAAACCAACCTGTGGGTCTTTGACATATGCGCCCTCAAAAGCACCATCTTTCTTAGTGCTACCCTTAGGAGGAACAATAATATTTCGCTCCAGCAGATAGTTGTACATGATAGCATCCCACATGCGAGTCTGTGT